AAGGCGTTACAGTTCCGTAACATCCACATTCATAGCACATTAGAACTCCTCTTGGGTCATAACAGTAATGTCTCCACCTACGTATATGTTGTAAGTAGCGGCAATCTCTATTGCTTTCATTGCTTGTCTTATACAACCTTCAGGAGTCTTGTTGCGTTTAAACGCACTTAAAGCACCTAAGGCTAAATCTCCACCAGAACCTACGCCATACAATCCAGTACTACTTCTCATCCAACCAAAGTCACTGGTTATTTGATATATGGTTCCATTGACTGATAGCAAGGCATCAAAGCCGCCATCATCTTTCTCTGCTTCTTTTGAAGCGTTATATCCATTTGCCATGAAACAGGCTTTTAAACTAGGAAGAACCTTAGTCATTACAAACTTATCAAGGTCCATAGTTTTAATTAACTTAGGTGGAGTCCACATGAAATTAGCCAAATCACCAGCGATTCCATCGCCAGCAAACGCAAAGATGTAATCTCCACGCTCTATGAGTTTTATCATTCCATCGGCAATGAATGGCTTGTTGCTGTACTCAGTCATTGTGTCAGCAGCAAGTACACTCCAGCCATCACCTTGTATACCAACGATGGCTGTCACAATTAATCCTTAAATGAATGAGTGCTGGCATCGTATGGCTTGCCAGCCATGTCGCTTAATTCTACTGCTTGTCTTATCTGATGCATTTGAGTTCCAGCAGGTTGAATACCCTGCGCTCTAGCATCCTTATATGCTGCAAGTTCAGCATCCCACTTCTTTTGGGTAGTGGCATCCCAGCCTTTAGAACTGGCAGCGTAACCAATCCTCAAGCCTTTATCTCTAATGCATTCGCCCCAAGTCTTATGCTTTCCAGGTGTAAGGCACTTTGACGAGCAAACCATTTAAATCTCCGTTAGATATTCTCCGTAGCCAGCAGCGGTTAATTCTGCTGCTACTGCATCAGACACTTCGTATTCGTGTCCACCTAGATAGTAAGCATCTGCTTCTTCTAGTTCTGTTTGTGAAGGGTATCTTACATCAGTGTAGGTCCCATCTACCTTTAGTACACTGACACCTCTAGATAATTCTACCCTATAGAATAACGGACCAAACCCAGCAGGGGCTTCCTGTACGGTTGGTGTTACAAATCTATATGGCATATATCTCCTTAAAGGTAAGCCCCCCACTTATGGTGAGGGGCTCACGTTTGCTTCTAATTAGGAAGCGATGCTTGAACCAGTTTCAATACGGTACAAGGATTCTTCACGGAAGCGTGAGAAACCTAGAACGCCGTACCAACCTAGTGGGCGTAGACGATTCAACTTGTCAGTGACAGGTCCAATTACTACGTTTGGTTCTTCGGCTACAGCCTCAGCCAATGCTTGCTTTCCAGCAAGAATGGTGCGGTATACCTTTGCGCTTGAAGCACCGTCAGTGGCGGTGTACAAGCGTGGTGATTCTACGAAGAATGCACCTTCAAAAGTTCCGATGTAACCAGCCCATACGTTTCCAATGCTGGATTCGGTATAGGTGTGTAGGTTCATCCATGCGCCTGAGCCTGATTCAGCACGAAGGTCGTGCGAAATCTCTGGGTGGATACCAGCCCAGTATAGGCTTCCTTGGCGTGGAACAGCCTTGTTGGTACGCAACTTGGCAACAGCCTTGCGAACCAATGCAGCGGTGATGGTATCTGCAGCAACGATTTCGTTAGTTGCAGTTGCATCTCCACCATAAAGAACGTTAGTTCCTTGACGTAGAACTCCCATTGCAACCTGGTCAATAGAATCTGCCATGTTGTAAGCAACCAAATCAGCGGCTGCTGGGTCAACATCAGAGAAACTGAATAGATTGAGTTTGCGGGTAGTTACTACAGCGTTACCGTATTCATTAAGAGTTACGGTTACGGTTGATGGGTTGCTAATTGCAACCGCATCTACGTCTGAAGTTTCAGTCAGGGTTGAAGTTGCAGCAGCAAGGTCACCATGAATTGAGAACACTACAGACGAACCAGGCATGGCCTGTTGTACTGGCTTCTTATCAGCAACTTTGCGGATAAGAGGTTCAGCACGAAGGGCTAATTCTACATAGCGGTCATACGCGGTCTTGACTAAATTAGACAGAGCCGAGGTACCAGTATATGCGTCAGCCATTGTTCACCTCTTTCGGTAGATAGGTTTATTGAGCGTTGAACAAAGCCTTTAACTCATCCGTATCTTGTGCAGCCATAATGCGTGCAATCATATCTTCTTCACCCGCAGGGGCTTGAGAACTTGATACCACATTATTGATGCGTTGTTGCGAAGCAACTACAGATGGGTCAACTGTGCTTTGTGTTGAGGATTCGGTAGACTGTTCAATTCCAAATACGTCACCGTATTCAGCAATCCATTGGTCTATTGCTTCCTCTGATGACTCAACGTCGTTAGGAATTAACTTTGCGACTTTAGGGTTGAGTCCCTTTTTTGCGAGTACATCCGCGAGATTACGAGAGCGAGATTGTTCTCTAATTTGTTGCAATTCCGATTCAAGTTCTTTAGAGCGCTTTTCAAGTTCTCTATTTACCTTACGTAATTGCTTAACGACATTAGAATCATCCTCGTCAAATTCCTCATCGTCGTCGTATGCGTACCCTTTTGTGCCCATTAGTGCACCTTTCTCCCTTTATTTATGGTTTGCTCGCAAGCCACAACAAAGTTCGGGGAAACTAAGTTGGCTCTTGCTACCAGACTTATACACACGTAGGGGCTGGTCGGTCCTACTGCGGTCTATGGGTTAGAACTGTCCTGCAGTTCTTTGGGCTAGAGATACCTGGCTCACACCAGCGGAACCACGGAATCTTGCCTTTTCTCTTTCAGCACGTTTTTGCGATGCCATTAATACATCAACATCTTGTTCAACTACTGCTTGTAAGGCTTCTTGTTGAGTAAAGGTTTCGCCTTCAAGAGCAGCAAGTCTTTGTTGTTGTCTGTTGAATTCAGCAGCAGCACTAAATTGTTGTTGACGTTCAATGTCAGTTAATTTTTGATAGAACGGATTTTCTGCTAATGCCTCTGCTTCAGTTTGACTTACTCCAAATCCAACACGTCTAGCATAACCAGCAATCTCAGCAGCACGTGCTTGCTTTTGAATAATTGGTAATGCTTTATCTGGGTCTAAGAAATATGCAGTTAATTCACCAGTAGAAGTTCCATAAAACTCTCTTAATGCAGTAGCAACTTCTTGATTAGATTCTGTAGTTAAATCTTGTGCTGTTTGAAGTCTATCTTGAAATTCTTTAGCAGATACTTCGTTAGAAATTAATCTACCAAAGGTATCTCTATCGTCATAGAATCCTTGAGGTAGTTCAAAAAGTCGTGCAGTCTGTTCATATTGTTTTTCTAATGCAACATAAGCACTTTCAGTAATGGCTCTACCTTTTGCTCGCAGTGCTTCCATTCCTGGAAATCTTTGCTTGTATACAGGTTGTTCGTAAAGTTTAAGTAGCAGGGAAGTTTCTTGAGTTCCTGCCATAATTTCTTGGTCAATAAAGTCAGATAGTTCTCCAAGACCTACAGCCTCAAATTGGCCTCTAAGAACGTCTGAGGCTTTTTGTCTGGCTTGTCTAGTCTGGTCCTCAATAAGTTGTTGTTGAGCGCTTCTAGCGGCTTCCTGAGCCCTTCTAGCAGCATCTGCTTGCATTTGAGCAGCCTCTACATCGTCAGGAATTCCATTGTTATTAATATCATTAGGATTAGCAACTACAGGAGCAGCGGCTGAACGAGTGGCTGCAAGTCTAGTTTCAAGAGTTCCTAAAGCGGCCTTTGGGTCTATTTTATTTACGCCTTGATAAACACCTGCTTGTGCTTGTTGCACTAAGTATTTGGCTTCGTTGTTACTTAATCCTTCGCCAGTTTTCTTGGCTTGATTAACAAGACTATTAATAACAGAAGGTGCTACTCCTGCTTTTTTTAAGTCAGCCCTGACTTTCTTTTCACTTGGTTTAGTCGCCACTTATTTTCCTATGTATCCAAAACGCTCTAATATAAATTTAGATTTATCATCGTATGCTTTGTAAGCGTTGTCAGTACGTTGCCAACGTTCATCTTGCTTGATAAGCATTTCACTTTCCCAGGTAGGTCTAACTTCTAGTTGACCAGTTTTTTCATTTACTCTGGTAAATATCTTGCCATCTTTAAATAGTGGGTCATCCCATGAAATGCTATCTGCATCTAATTCAAGTAAATCTGCAGCCTTGCTTCTATAACTGCTAGTCAAATCCCAAAGGCTTGCGCCATTCATAATTTGCTCAGAAAACACTGGGTATAAACTTGCTGCTTGTCTGCGTAGTTCTGCTCTTAACATATCTTCAGAGGTTTGGATACGGTTACCATTGGCATCAATTACACCAATAAGTCTTTGACGAAAAGATTCTTTAGTCTTATCATCTAATACAAGTCCTAATAGATTTGCTTCTTGAGAAATCTTATTAACTCTTTCAGCATATAGATTCTGGCTATACTTTCCAAGCACTGGGTCTGCGAGCATCATCTGCTCAATCATGTTTGAATCCCAACCATTTAGGAATGCAGACTCAGTAAATGCTTTTACTTTTCTAGCGAACAGGTCGTTATCTAAAGGTAAACCTAAACCATTGGCTAAAGAGTTAACAACTAGCGAAGTATTCTTTAATTGGTTTTGATACCAGGTATCACCAAACTTGGCTTTGTTAA